CTCCTTTAGCGCCATCGCAAAGCGGAACTGCCCATGATCCATGTCGGGGCAGAGGCCGTACCCGCGGGAGAAAAACATCTCCTGTGATTAGACAGATGGTTTACGAAGTGACGGGATAAGACGGGATCTTATGGGATTTCGCGGGAAGCTTTTGAATAGCGGACGCTTAACTCACTTGACGAGGGTTGGTGAGTGTTTCAGCCGCGACAGATGAGATCGATTCAAATCGGACAAATTGGACAGATGGTTTACGAATTCATCAAAACAAAAACCATGTCGGGCCACCTTATAAGCCGCTGTCTGTATTCATCGAATAAATAACTGTTATAACATGGTAATCCACAGAATATATTGCAGAGTATCTCAGCTCAATCTTTGTTGTCGGCAACATCCAGGATGAAATATCTTCAAATGTTCCTCGAAAAGGTTGATGTCTGTTGGCAAATTTTGGTTCACCATATTTTTCGCTCAATAGCTGCTTAATCTTTTGAAATTGTTTTTCTTTTTCCCCCTCGACGGAGGACATTAAATTTGCTGTAGAAAGTTTTCCATTCTTATCAAAGAACAACGAAGCATCGAAAATATATTCATCAATATTTACAGAATCTAAATGCAAAATATCTTCACCACCAACGGTCCTCCCATCAGTTAGGTTTGGCATAACCTTTTTTATTTCAGTAGCTGTCATGCCCCACTTGGCGCCCTTCCATCCACCTGGATCATTATTTGCTAAAGCCGCAGAAGCAATAAACAACAAAGCAATAAGTAAGATTCTTCCAAAGCCCTTCATATCTCCTCCTTAAGCTTCATCCCCAGGCCTTCCAGGCCCTCCACAAGGTCCTTACGCCCGCGCAGCACCTTTAAAACTAAATTCTTGGCCTCGGGCATATCGTGCTGCAGGATATCGACGATCTCGGCAAGCTCCTGGTCGCCGTTGTGCCGTGGAATACAGACATAGCCAGGGCCATGCTCCATCACCACCCCCTCATCCTGATCCAGCCTCATCGGACCGCTTCCAGTCAGCAGCCACGTGGGGTTTATCTCAGGGAAAACCCGCAGTATTGCTGCGAGATCGTCGGAATCAGGCTTCCTCTCGCCACGCTCCCACCTCCCGGCCGTGTTTTTATGAACGCCTACCTTTATCGCAAATGCGTCTTGCTGGAGACGGTTGGCTTCACGCAGCTTTCTTATCCGCTCACCGATGCTCATTTAACCCCATTTAGGTTTACATTTTTCAATCACCCCATTCAGGGTATTTTGTAAACCTGGCAGCAAAATTTTATTTTGGTTTACAAACGTAACAACTAGTTAAAATTACAGTGGAATATCCATTGTAATTTATAATTAGGTTTACAAATCATGATAAATAATTTTGTAAACCTCCAAATAGGTATTGACAGCTTACCCGTATGGGTTTACAAACTAGTCATGTCAACGCGCCAAAGTCAAAAAAAGGAGGGGAAAATGACCCCTGAGAATACGGTTATCGAAAAGGGTTTTTCCCGCCAAACGGCCACTCTTGTCGAGCAAATTCTCGCTGAGAAAGAAGCAATCTGTCGTAGAACGCCCCGGCACATAGAGCCATGTCTCTGTAGCTTCCTCCCGGGGATATCGGTATCTCCATCGAAAGCTCCAGCACCCGCTGAGCCTTCCAGACGTGGTGGTAAGCGGCTAGTACAAGATGTCCTTTCAGCCTTGGATCGTTCCACTCCTTCTTTGTCTTACGACGCGACGGCGTCGCAGCCACAAATCCATGAATTTCTGTGCGGAATACCTCCGCATACACCCAGTCAGTCCACTTTTTGCGTCCCATTGAAGCACAATCGGACCTCAAAGTTTCTACTTCATCGCTGGCTAAAGAATCGCGCAGTTCGTTAAGAAAGCTGTCGCAGGCGTGTATGTAGTTCCCTAGACCCATAAACACCTCCACGAGGTAACACCATGAAACATCTCATACCCAAAGACCCCGAACAGCGCTGGGAGTGGGTCAAGTATCAGCTGAGATTCCATAAAACATCTATTTCGGCCCTTGCCCGGGAACATAAAGTCTGCAGGCAGGCCGTGCAAGTCGTCAGCAACCGTCCCTCCCCCAAATGGGAAGCGATCATCGCCAGAAAGATCGGTATCAAAGCCCGTATCATCTGGCCGGAACGCTACAGCAAGCGTGCTGCATGACCTTGACAAGACAAGGCGACTATAACCCAGATTTTTAAGGGTTTGCAATGACAAAAACCAAAGAAAAATTAGTCGGGACTCAGCAACTCAACCTCTTCGACTTCCTGCGCCAGGAGCAGGCCGAACGGCAGGCCCAACGTTCCGGCCGGCTCAATATCGGCGCCCAGATCCATGCCACCATCAAAAAAGCCATCAAAAGTGTTCCCAAGTCCCGCGAGACCATCGCCGACGAAATGACCGATCTCGCAGGAGAGCGCGTCACGGTGCAGATGATTAACAACTGGACTGCCGAAAGCCACCCCCACGAGATGCCCGGCCGCTTCGATCCGGCCTTCTGCATCGTTACCGGGGATATCGAGCTGATCCGGCTCAAGGCCGAAGCCGCCGGGGTATTCACCCTCCCTGGGCCGGACGCGCTGCGGGCAGAGATCCAGAAACTGGACGAAGAAGGCAGGAAACTGCAGGCGGAAAAAAAGAAGCGGCAGGTGTTTCTGCAGGAGCTGGAAGGAAGAAAGTAAATAGCTATTTAAAGGCCGACGCAGGCCATAGCCCAACAGCTAAACATTAGCACCATTTAATTGCAATGCAAGCGGCAGAATGAAATTTTTCTCAGGAGGGTCCGCGTGAGCGAGCAAATCACAGCCACCATCACCGAAATAGCAAACGCTCTGAAAATAAGCCGCGTGGCCGCTAACAAGAAGAAGCATACCAACCAATGGCAACCCGTCAATGAAAGCGGCGTCGCCAAATTTGACATCGACGAAATCCCCCTCACCTACCAGGAACGCAAGCTCATCCGCGTCTACTTCAACCGCAAAAACGTCATCCAGCTCCGAGCCGTCCCCTCCGCCGAGCAGCTGCAGCGCGAAGCCGAGGAAAAGGAGCGCAACCGCCTCGCAGCCCGTGCGCAGAGCCTCACCGACTTCCATCGGCTGCCCCCGTGGCAGCAGCAGGGCGCCAAGGCCAAACTGGAAATCATCCGCGCCTGTGAAGCGTTCATCACCGCCAATCGCTTCGCCAGGACGAACGGCCAGGAACTGTTTGTCGACGAATACAACATGGGCCGGGCCGACGTGGCACCCTGGGTGCGCGGCGAGATCCGCACCATCCATGTGGCCACCCTGCGCACCTGGATAACGGAAGAATACGAGCTCGGCATGATGGGGCTTGCCGACCTGTACGGCAACCGCAAGGGGCAGAGCAAGATCGAGACCTACATCACCGGTACCGACGCCAAGGGCGAGCCCGTCAGACCCATGGCCAGCGCCATTCTCGCCCTCATGTTCGACAATCCGCACATCAAGCCGAAACACGTCAACGAATCCCTGCGCGGCGTCCTTGCCGATGCCCCCTGGATCAGCGACAAAAGCGTCGAACGGTGGATGGAAGCCTGGAAGAAGGCCCACCCGCAAGAATGGGCGCATATCACCAACCCCGACGACTGCAAGAACCGTTATCAGGTCGCGTTCGGCTCGCGATCGGAAGGCATCACCGGCCCGAACCAGCGATGGGAAATCGACGCTACCCCGGCCGATCTGCTCCTTGTCGACGGCCGCCACAAGATCATCGGCATCTGCGACGTCGGCACCCGCCGCCTGATCTTCCAGGTGACGAGGACCGAGCGGGCCACCGACAACGCCGCCACCGTGCGCCGCGCCCTCATCGCCTGGGGAGTCCCCGCCAAGGGCACCCTGTCCACGGACAACGGCAACCCCTACAAGAGCGACCATTTTCAGCGGGTCATGGGCGATCTGGACATCCGGCAGCACTTCTGCCGGCCTTTCTCCGGCGATGAAAAACCTTTCATAGAGCGCGGCTTCGGCACCTTCTCCCACGACCTGGTCGAACTGCTTCCCGGCTACTGCGGCCACAGCGTCGCCGATCGCAAAGCCATCGAAGCACGCAAAAGTTTCGCGCAGCGCCTCCGGGATCCGGAAGCGGTCATCGAGATCAAGATGACCGGCGAAGACCTCCAGGCCTTCTGCGACAGATGGTGCGCCGCCTATCACGACACCCGACATTCCAGCCTCGGCATGTCTCCCAACCAGGTCCTGGCCGGGTGGCCGCACGCCATCCACCGCATCAGCGACGAACGCGCTCTCGATGTGCTGCTTGCCGAAGCCCCCAAGCGCCGCGGCAAGCTACCTACCGTCCAGAAAAAAGGGATCGTCCTCGACAAAGGCACCTACATCCATCCCGATCTCGCGGATCTCGTCGGTAAAGAAGTACGGGTCATGTACGATCCCGCCGATCTCGGCCGCATCATCGTCCACCGCATGAACGATTTCGGCGTCTGGGAATTCGCCTGTATCGCCGAAGACCCCGACCGCACCGGCATCTCCCGGGCCGAAGCCGCCGCCGTCGCCCGCGCCCGGCAGAACAAGCATCGCGCCGAAATGCGGGCGCACGCCAAGGAGGCGAAGAAGGCCCTCAAGGGCGTCGACATCGTCCAGGCCGTCCTCGAACACCGCGAGCGCCAGGCAGCCGCCTCCAACGTCGCCCACTTCCCGCGCCCGACCGTCGACTACACCTCCCCCGGGCTGCAGGCCGCCGCCGAAGCCGCCGCCGTCCTGGACAACCGAAACGCCGCACCCACCGTCTCCCCTGCAGCGATCGCCACCCGGGAGCGGATGCAGGCCCAGGCAGCCGAGCGCAAACCGGTATTCGAGATTCCCCATGGCGATCGTGAAAAATATCGCCTCTGGTGTCAGCTCGAAGGGCAAATAGTGGGCGGTCTGGAGGTTGCGGACGAAGCATTCAGGTTTTACGAGGCGTTTCAGAAGACGCCGGCATGGCGGGCATTCAAGGGGATCAGCGAGGACATTTACAGCCTGCGGCGCACCTGACGGCCGCACTACATACGCAAAAAAGCCGGGGTAGCCGCCCCGGCTTTTCCTGCCCGCGGATGGCGGGCAACTACATGAACAGAGGAGGTAATTATGCAGCAGCACCGACCGGTTGTCAACACCATCGCCCTACTCACCAACGTATCACTCGTCATGGCGGCCCTGGAGCGCACCATGAAGGCGTCCCGGCACCTCTCCCGGATGATCTGCCTGTACGGCCCGTCCGGCTGGGGCAAAACCAGCGCCATCACCTACGCCGCCAACAAGCTGCGCGGCTACCACGTCCGCTGTTTCGACGTCACCACCAAAAAGAGCCTCTATATATCCATCCTGAAAGAAATGGGGATCACCCCGGCACCGTCGCTCCCCGAGATGCTCGAGCAGATCTGCGAGGAGCTCACCGCCTCCCAGCGGCCGCTGATCATCGATGAGACAGACTACCTGGTCACCAAGGGGATCATCGAGGTCGTGCGCGGCATACACGACGGCTCAGCATCCAGCGCCATTATTATCGTCGGTGAAGACAAACTCCCCTCCAAGCTCATCAAGTGGGAGCGCGTCCACCGCCGCGTTCACGAATGGGTTATGGCTGAAGCGGCCGATTTCAACGACGCCGCCCAGCTGCGCAGCCTCTACGTCCACCCGTCCATCACGATCGCCGATGATCTTCTGGAAGATATCCGGTTGATAGCCAAAGGTTCCGTCGGCCGCATCGCCGAAAACCTCGAAGCGGTCCAGATCGAGGCCCAGGCTAACGGCTGGAGCGAGGTGGACAGCAAGCTGTGGGGCAACCGCCAGCTGATCGCAGGCAAGGCGCCGAAGAGGGGGTCGCTCTGATGCCCCAGAAACCGATTGACAAGCGGCGACCGGATCAGACCAGGGAAACCATCTGGGCCGAGATCCGTAAGACCAAGGGGCGCCCCTTCAGCTTCCGTGAAATTTGGGAAGTAACCACCTGCAGCAGGGACACTGTGCGGGAATACATCACGGCCCTGGTCGCTGCCGGCTACGTCCAGAAACTCAGCCCGCTCGACACCCCGGCAACTCCGTACAAACTGGTCAAAGACAACGGTATTGAGGCCCCGCGTGTACGCCGTGATGGCACCGAAATCACCCAGGGACGCGGGCGGGAGCAGATGTGGCGCACCATGCGCATCCTTACCGAATTCTCCCCCAAGGATCTTGCAATCCATGCCGCCACCGACAACATGCCCATTTCCGAGGTCGACGCCAAAAACTACGTCTACCATCTGCACAAGGCCGGCTACCTGGCGATGATTGCCACCGGCAAACCCGGCAGCGTCCACACGGCCGGCAGCCAGGCGCGGTATCGATTCCTGTCGTCGAAGTACACCGGACCCAAACCGCCCATGGTTCAGCGAGTAAAGCAGGTTTACGACCCGAACACGGGGAAGGTCGTATGGTCAGGAGGCGCCAATGACGCAGAATGACGCGCTCCAGCTCCTGCGCGACAAGGTTGCCGAATACGGCCAGGGTGGCCAGGCCCGAGCATCCGTTGAGCTCGGCTACTCCCCCGGCGCCATCAGTTCGGTGCTGCAGGGCAAATACAAGGGAAACCTCGACAACGTCCTCAACCGGGTCATCGAAGTTTACGGCGGCTTGTCCGTCAACTGCCCGGTCCTCGGCGGGATCCCGCTCAGCCAGTGCTCGGAAGAGAAGAAAAAGCCGTTCCGTTCCGCCAACGAACAGGCGGTGCGGCTCTTCCTGGCCTGCCGCAAGTGTCCGCAGAACGGAGGCAAATAATGACAGATCTGCTAAGCGCCATCGCCCTTATCGCTCTGGGGGTTGCCCTCCATGCGGCAACAGAGCACCTCCTGATCCAGCGGCGCAAAAAGAACAAACTGAAGGCCGAGCTGACGGAGCTACAGGAGAATTCCGCCGAGATGAGCCGCAAGGTAGCGGAGAAGATCCAGCGGTTGGCCGATGCTGCCCGTCAGGAGCCGTCCGATGCCGCCCGGCTCCGTGAGGAAGTCGAGAGCAATGCCCGGCGCTACTGCCCGCCCGGTACCAAGTATTTCGTATGGAGAACCGATCGCGAATGGAAGTGCTGATCCGGCCGCTGGCCAGGGAGGGAACAATGCTGCAAAGGCCCATTCACAACATCGTCGTGTTTTACAGCTTCTACTTCGCCGCCATCATGGCCTTCATCGGCCTGCTGGCTTTGGTGAAGTGGATCCACTCAACCGTCGAGGCGCGCCGTGCGCGTCACAAGGAGGCTTGCCATGATGAAAAAAACGAACATCCAGCGGATCCTGCGCTGGTTCGGGCTGGTGAAGACAGGGAGCATCAAGCGGACGCGGCGCCAGTCGGACTATCGGGCGACGAGCATGGCGGAGAAGCTGGTGCGATCGGGCGCCCTGCAGAGCACCCGGCTGACGGGCTCGCCGCTCGCCAGGCAGCGCTAGGCATCAACGAACACGGCGAAATCAAAGGCTGCGGACCGTTATGGGCGTGCGACGCCTTTGGAGCCACGGGCCACAACTATCAGGAATGCCGGGTCTGCATGGCCCGGTTCGACAGCTGGATGGAGATCCAGCGCCGCATTTACATGTACCCCGGTCCGGGCTGGGGAATGCCTTAGAGGCCGGGATCCGAGACTCGGGATCCGGGACCGGGAACAATAACAAAGGAGAAGACTATGGCAACAAAGCAGATCGTACCCGCAGGGTACATGGAGGACGCCCAGGGACGGCACGTTCCGGTTGAAAGGATCAGACAGATCGACCTGGAGCGGGACGCCCTGGTGAAAGAGATAGTGGAAAAGGCCAAGGAACTGGAGGGAATCATCGCCTGCTTCAAACAGCACACCCTGGCGGACATCAGCGCCTTCGTGGAGCTGTCGGCGGAAAAGTATGGCGCCAAGCTCGGCGGCAAGGTCGGCAACGTTACCCTCACCAGCTATGACGGCCGCTTCAAGATAGTCCGCTCCATCGACGAGCGGCAGGCGTTCGACGAGCGCCTCCAGGCGGCGAAGGCGCTGATCGACGAATGCATCACCGAATGGGCGACCGGCAGCCGGCCGGAGCTGAAAAGCCTCATCAACGACGTGTTCCAGGTCGACAAGCAGGGACGGCTCAACACCAACCGCATCCTCTCGCTCCGGCGTCTCGACATCACCGACGAGCGCTGGCTGAACGCCATGACCGCCATCGGCGAATCCCTCCAGGTCGTGGACTCGAAAGCCTACCTGCGGATCTACGAACGCCAGACGGACGGCAGCTATAAACCGCTGCCACTCGATCTGGCGGCATAGGGGGGAACATGTCGACACTGATCAAAGAGACCGAAGTTGAAACCGTCGGCGAGCTAAGGGAGTTCCTGTCGGGGCTCCCGGATGGATTTCCGGTCTATGACGCCGTTGGAGAACTGCTCTGCGTCAGAATCTACGAAGAAGACGGTGGGCAGTTTATGGAGGTTGCCTGATGTGTACCCCCGAATACCCCCGCGACACCTGCGCCAACTGCGCCGACGCCAGCACCAAGCAGGATGATAAGCGCTGCGGGGAATGCCTCATGATCGAGATGGAGACCAAAAAGCCGTACCAGCTGTGGACGGCGAAGGAGAAGAAGGCGTGAAAAAGGCGAAGTACAGCAAAAAAGACACTCGCGGAGCGCTGTTTATCGATTGCTCCGAATGCACCAGGGGCGGCAATGGCAACGACCGGGACAAATGCTCCTGCGGCTGGAAGACCAAGCGCGGCAACAAAGGTGGGTGCTTTCTTGGCACGTTGCTTCCCGACCTGGAGGTGGCGTGATGGATAAAAACCTGTTGACGGCAGCCTTGAGGGAACAAGCGGAGCTAGTAAGGGACGCGGCGGAACTTGATACACCGGCAGCCGCAGATTTGAAGGACGCAGCTGAGCTGATCCGCGTCCTGGCCCGCGTGGTACAGGGTGATTCTTTAATGCGAGCCTTCGGCGCTCCCCGTGACTGGGGGTATGGAACACCCATCGGCAAGGCACTTGCCGGCTGAACAACAAACTAACTTGTTGTTAACAACAAGAAAGGAGCAGCCATGAATTGCAACACAGGACACTTGGTAACAGCAGAACGTATGGCGCACATGGATGAGGTGATGCGGCGAGGATACATGTCGGTTCCGACCGAGCTGCAAACCTCAGCCATCCGCAAGCTGAATGGCGCAGATGAAGCCTATGTTTCTCTGACTTCAGGTGGGAAGTTGAGCAAATTTGCTGCGCAGCAGCGCCACATTGAGAAGCAGAAGCGCTCATCCAGGTCTAAATCAAGGCAAGCCCGGCAGTCGCGGCGACGCAACCGGCACTAACCCATGCGAAACGGCGAGTACATAAAATTATGTGTTTTGTACACGATTTTATGTACCGCCGTCGCCCCGGGGTGGCGCCCGGGGCCTGATGATGCAGCCAGGAGGAACACGATGGGAAGACCGCTGATTCGCACCAACCCGTTGCCGCATATCAACAACAGCATTGCGCCGATCGGCAAGCAGACGCCGGCGCTGACCCAGTGGCTGCAGGGTATCGAGAAAGCCCGGAAGGCCCAACCCGCCTTGAGGAAATCGAAATGAAACCGGCCTGCCCCAAATGTTCCGGCCCGTTGGTCTACAAGCCGGCAGATATCCTCGGCGCCGAGTCGGTGACCTGCCGGGTCTGTGGCTGGTACCTGGAAAAGCAGCCGCCGGTTGAAGCAGCAGTGGTGATACCGCAGCCGGATATCCACAGGGTTACCTTGGAGGAAGAAACAGCCATCTGCAACCTGCGCCGCAAGGGTGGCATGACCCAGCCCGAAATAGCCGTAACCCTCAATGTCCCGCTTAGCGCTGTAAAGAACGTCCTGCAACGCAACGGCATCCGCAAAGCGGACACATCCGTCTTTGCCCCGAAGAAAACTGGCACCAACTCGGCGAGCCCCTGGAGAACGGTCCACCTGTTTCCCCAGCACTTGCCGCAGAAACAGGCAGCAACAGGTTTAAAGCCGCTTGAACCAGCAGTAACCGATTCAAAGCCGGTTAAACCAGCTTTAACGAGTCCCGAATCCCGTATTACGAGTCCCGAAAACGGGGGGGGGGGGGGGGTACGCTTCCCAACCCGCAGAAAAAACGGCCACGCGGGCAAAGCGGCCGCGGAAAGACGCTTCTACAGGTCCCAGATCCCCGGTCACAGGTCCCGGATTTCCTCCGGAAATCCTGACCATTTACTCGCTGGTCCTAAAAAAGCTGCATAGGAGAACACATGGACAAGATCAAACCGCTCCTCGACCGGGTAACCGTAAGCCTCGAAACCGTCGGCCAAAACATGGCCAGAATGCATGGCAGAGTGAATAAAAGCCTGGTTGCGGACCTGACCGCGCACCTGCAGCAATCGACGCCGATGGAACTCTTCCTCCAGGAGGAAGTGAAAAACCTGCGCATCGAGCGGGTCCGGCTGGAAATGCAGCTGCACGATTACGCCAGGTGCAAGCGGATCGCCGACGCCGTCGCCACCGCCGCCCAACAGGATCCCGCCATGCGGCAGATCATGAGGCTTGCCGAGAGCGATGGACGATGAGTTCGAAGAACGGCTCGCCATCATGATCCATGACGGCAGCCTGGAGCCGGCCGAGGCCGAGCGCCTGGCGCGGCAGCCGCAACAGGCGCCGCCACCGGCGCCAGCGCCTGAACAGCCGCCCGAGCAAACCGAGCTGTTCGGCGAAGACGCGTACCAGCAGGCCCGGAGCTACTTCCGGCGGATGTTTGGAGAGGGCTGATGAAATATCGCGGTAAATGTCCGCTCTGCGGGTTTTGGGCTTGGGTTTGGAACGAAAAGTTGCACCGTTTTGAGTGCGAGGAGTGTGGCCATCATGACTGAATGTGAGTGTGTCGACAACAGCGGCTGGTGGCAGCTGATCTTACCATTCACGGGTCCCGAGTCCCGGATCACGGATTTAAGGGGGGGGGGTATCTTCCATGACTCAAAGCCAGAACCAGACCGGTTTCAGGCGCTTAATACGGATGCAGCGAGTAGCTTCCCATGCAGCCGAGCTTATTGAGAAAGAAGCTGAGGCCCTCCGGGAATGCCACACGCTGGACGGCGACTGGGGCGAAGACACCGAAGCTAAGGCGGAATATGAGGACAGAATCAAAACCGCCCACGATCTTCGAATACTGACGGGAGTCGTATCAAAATGACAGGAAAAGAATTCAAAAACATACGGCTGTCGGTACTGAAAGTAAACCGGGCGGAACTGGCCATCCTGATGGATACGCCGCTCCCCACCATCCGCGACATCGAGAAGGTCTATGCCGACCAGGAAATCAAGGGCTGCTACAAGCGCCTCCTGGAGCTCCTGGTCGAGCGTGACACATGGGTGATGATGAACATCTACGCCGAGGTGGAAAAGCGCATCGATCGGCTTTACCCCAGCGGGATCCGGAGCGAGGTAGCCAATGACAAATGACTACACCTACCGCAATTGTTGCTGCTACCAGTGCAGCGCTATGACGCCTCACAGCACTCCCGACTGCGCCTGCGAAACCGGTCCGCTGTTCGACCCGGAGCAGTGCGAAGAGTGCCCAAAGGGCAGCTGGTGCGACGTCCCGGCGAACCCGCAGTTTTATCCGCCTTTGAATGACTGTTGATTCCACCGGTCCCGGATCCCGAGTCCCGGATCCCGGCCTACAACAAAGGAGCAAACCATGAAAAGACTCGTAATCGCAGCACTTGCATCCATGCTGTTCGCCTGTGGCAGCGGGGGCGGTTCCACCCAACCCGTCGCCACCGACAGACACCAAACGTCCCAGCTCGACGCCGTCACCGTCACCTTTACCGGTGATAACCTGTACGCCGTCAAGTTTACCGTCACCGGCCTGGCCAACGCCCGGCTCTACACCACGGCCGGCATGTGGGCGGCCAATCCCGCCGACGACAGAATAACGGCGGCGGGCGTCGGCTTTACTCGTGGCGCCTGCACGGTCACCCTGACCGGCAACAAGGTCGCCGCCATCACCGTTTCCGACGTGGAATACGTCAACTATGACGCGAAGGGTATCACCGGCAACGTCATAGTGGAATAACAGATTGAATAACAGCCTTTAAACGAGGTTTAAACATGGCGACAAAGCCCTTTAACCGTTCCCGATTCCCGAGCGCCGGTTCCCGGCACAAAACCTACGGCCGCATCCACTGCCTCATGGCCGAGCTGGGCATCAGCGACGAAACATACCGCGACATCCTGCACGTCCAGTTCCGGAAGGCCTCCAAGTCCGACCTCAGCGATCGCCAGCTGCTGCAACTCATCGATCATCTGGAAAGCCTTGCCTCCCCCGGTTCCCGAGTCCCGAATCACGAGTCCCGAATTGGCAAAAAGCCACGCAACATGGCCGTCGCCGAGCGCAAGGACCTGATGGAAAAAATTGAGGCATGCCTCGCCGAGCGGCAGCTCCCCTGGTCCTATGCGGAAGCCATGGCGAACCGCATCTGCAAGAAGAAAGCGTTGGAGTTCTGCGGCCCACACGACCTGTGGAAGATCGTGGCGGCGTTCGGCTATGACGCGAAGCGTAAAGGATTACCGAAGTAGAGGAGAAGAAAATGGCGAAGAAATCAGACGTACTGAAGGATCTCCGGAGGGACTTTGAGGAAAGCCTCGTCCAGGTGCTGAAGCTGGAGCCGAAGACGGCGCAATCCGTCGCCGGTGTCTGTGCCGACACCGTGCGGCTCAAGTGGGGCGGTGACAACATCTACGTGCCGAAAGAAGACCACGAACGGCTCACCGAGCGGGACTGGAAGATGTGGGAGCAGTTCAACGGCAGCAACATCGACCAGGTGGCGCGGGCCTTCGACATGACCGTGCGCCAGGCCTACAACCGCCTGTCCATCATCCGGCCGATCGCCTTTGCCCGGGAACAGCGCGGTCTATTCGACGAGGTGATCTGATGGAACTGATGATTGATCTGGCAGTGGAGCAGGATTTCGAGAAGAAGGAAGCCGCCTACTTCCGGCGCTCCGGCGCCGGCTGGATGGCGCAGCCCGAGCCGGTAACGATCACGCTCCCTTCCGATGTGTACGCCGAGCTGAAACAGCGGTCCGATCATGACGGCTTGCCGCTCCCGGAGCGCATCACCTGGCTGCTGACGGAGCTCGTCAGGCGGCAAAGGAGAGGACAATTATGAAACCAATCGTCATCGCGATCGCGCTGCTACTGGCGGCGGCAGCCCCGCTGCACGCCGCCGACAAGTGGTCAAAACAGGACCTGGGCCTGGCTGCCGCCTACACCGCCTTCCACGTGACGGACTGGGGGCAGACGCTGAACATAGCCCGGCATCCGGATCGCTACGAGGAAGGGAACCCGCTGTTCGGCAAACACCCGTCCGTCGGCAAAACCAACACGATCATGGCCGCCGAGCTCGCGGTCTACTACCTGGCGGTCAACTACCTGCCGGCCAAACACCGCCCCCTGTTCCAGAAGGTCGCCATCGGCATCCGCTCCACCGTCGTCGGCTGGAACTTCTCCTTCGGCGTTGGGGCATCGTTTTGAGCCGAGGCCCGGGGGATCCGGGAGCAAATTGCATGGACGATGCGCAACTGGGCCAACAATCAACGCTCAACGGGCAGGGAGGTGCCAAATGCAGATAGTCAAAATGACACCCGGTAGCGAGTGCCCGAGAAAGGGTGACTTGGTGCTAATTCAGGGCACCATCACAGCGGATCGAGTGGAACCGTACCGCGTTGCGCTCGTCAAAGACATGCCAGACGGTCCCGAAATCATCCTTAATCGGCGACGCAATGTCTGGTTCGACTGGCGGAAATATCTGGCAGGGCAATCGTGGGTAACAGACTGCCGGGTCGTATTGCCATAACGGGGCGGCGGATGAGCGGCCCCCCGCTTGCGGGGGACTGACTCGATCCGTTGGTTCCGCATCGTCGCGCGGGTGACGAAGTGAAATGCAATTCTCCTTCAATGAACGAGATCGGAGTTGAGGGCGGAAGCAACGAACAACAGGACGTTGGGGTTGATTCAGTATTGCGGGCCTTTTGGTTTTAAACCCGCGCTGGCCGAAGGCCATAAAGGATTTTGACTATGGACCCAAAGAAGTTCATGGAACTGCAAGCCCTGCCATACGACGTGAAAAAAAACATGGGCCATCTGCAAAGCCAAGGAGTTTTACGAGGAAATGAAGGGACAAGTGTTCTGCTCAGTTGGTGGACTGGACAGCCTCGTGTTGATTACTTTGCTCCGCAAGTTCGTAAGTGCTGACATTGTTGGTGTCTCGGTTTCGACCCTGGAGGACAAAAGCATTCAGCGGATACACCAGAGCCTCCCGAACATGGAGCTACTGAAACCGTACAAGAGCATGGTTCAGGTGGTTAAGGAATGCGGATACCCGGTAATTAGCAAGGAGAAAGCCAGTAAGATTCACCTCCTGCAAAACCCGACAGAGAAGAACGCCACGGTGCGGCACGCGATCATTACTGGCGAAACCGGGGCATATGGCGGATGGAAAACCAAAGAGACCGGATCTCGGATGCGTCTGCCGCAGAAATGGCTAAATCTGTTTGGCGGACCGGAAAACGAGAAGTACGGAACAAATTATCAGACGGCACCGTTCAAGGTCTCGGCGGAATGCTGCTACCACATGAAGGAAAAGCCCGCCGATGATTGGGCTAAGGCCAACAAGCTGAAACCGTTTATGGGACTGATGGCCAGCGAGGGGGGACAGCGGCGGTATGCCCTAGTAAAAAATGGCTGCAACTACTATGGGAAAACCGTGCAGAGATCCTGCCCGTTCGCCATTTTTCAGCGTGACGATCTTCTCCGTCTGGCCCTGGAACTGGAAGTGCCAGTCCCAGAGATTTACGGCGAGATTAAAGAACAGCCTGACGGCACACTGGAAACCACGAAGGCGAAGCGTACCGGCTGCAACATGTGCGGCTTCGGAATACATATCGAGAAAAGGCCCCACAGGTTCGACAGATTGAGGGATTCGAATTACAAGGAGTGGCGTTTTTGGATGTATGACATGGGATGGGGCGAAGTACTTACTTACATTGGAGTCGGATGGGAAGATGATGTGGCTGATACGGCGGAACCACTGCAAATGGTTCTAGGGTTTTGACTTTGCGCGGGTTTAAAGCCTTTTGGGCCTGAAAGGCCCATAGCAATACTGAATCAACCTTAGCCGCTCATCCGCCGCCCCGTTCCTCATTCGACGAGCGTAGCGCGGCGAATGAGGAACGAAAGGAGTTGTGCTGTGAGCGAAGCGAAACAGAACGAACGTATGGTTATGGCCGATCACCCTCTGCAAATAAAGATTGAGGACGAACAGCTCGTCATCCGGATCGGAGTTAAGCGGCTGGCAGAGTGCTCAACCGGTGATGAACTTGGCGCTCTCCACGGGCGGAAGATCACAGACCCCAATGAATTCTGCGAGGACGTTATCAGAGAAATGATGATCGAAGATGAGGTGGGGAATACCCCTTTGATTCGATTTCTTGGTGAAATGGAAATCGCGGCATTTGAAAGCGGATCACTGGCTGTAGAGCTATAACGATCAGCGTTCAGCGGCTTGGCCGCTGGAATAAGCTGGTTAGACCTTTGGAGGGGTCATGAAAACACTTTTTATTGTTGTCAGACCGGGGAAGTGCCCGCGAATTGGATACCCCATTGGTGATGATCTTACGGCTTCTGTCCGTGAATGGGTCGCGGCAAACAAAGATTCACAGGTGCTTATTGTGACCTGCTCCCATGATGGATTTCCTACCCCTGGAACAGGATGGGTACAGGAATCCAGCGAATACCTTGCGATGGCTGATGCCCTAGACGAAATCAAAGATATGCCACCGCTCACCGCTGAAGAGTGGAAAGAGCTTGAAGCGCACGGGGAACATGAACGGGCGGAACTTTTCAACCGGACGATGAACGAATCGGAGCACCCCGAAGATTACGATGGTCCGTGTATGTGCAACGAGTGCCTGAGCTACGGGGTGTAGGTCTAACACAAAGCTGACCGGCTTGCCCGGTCAGGCGGCAGTTATCCTGCTCATCCTGTCCATCCCTGTTAAAAACCGGATTTAGCGAATCCCGAATCCCGAGTCCCGACCGAATGCACACCCCCGTTAAACGGCCTTTAAACGACAAACCATTGACATTTCCCTACAACCCGGTATAAGTTCCACAAATTGCCACAAGCCCTTCTCCCCCAACGGGAGAGGGGCTTTTTTATTGAATCCTTTCAACTGATCAAATCACCCACCCCCCTGTATAGTCCCCAGCGTGTCATGCATTTCTCCTTTGCACCGGCGGTCCCGGGACTCGTCTCCCCGGGGCCGCCACACTAACTTTGACACCCCAAGAGGCCGCAAAAACCGGTTAGGTCTGTCGAGGCTCGAGCAGCGGGAAGCCTCAATCCCATGATGTAAGCGCTGTAACCGGGGCCACACGTTCGCAGTACCAGGCCGGAGGAATATGGGCCGGCAAGAGGGGGGAGAACAGTCTCCCCCCTCCCATGACTTAAAAAACCCCAGAAAGGGGGAGTGCGGACTGCAGTCGCCTCCCCCGCTAGCGGGTTCACCGATCACCGGTCCCAGGTCACCGGTCCCCGCGACTAAATAGGAGCTCCCATGCCAGGTGGTTTCTGCCGGATGTCCCGGCGACAAGACAAACAGTGCCCCGCAGCCAACGACGCCACCAAGTGCGCCGCTGAAGAATGTCCGGAAGAGGAGCGAGCCGATGACCAGGCTGACTGAACATTTCACCCTGGAGGAGTTCCTGATCAGCCAGACCGCCGCACGGCTCGGCATCGACAACACTCCCACTCCGGTGCACCGCGCCAACCTTATGCTGGTTGCCCTCGCCCTGGAGGAGATCCGCGCCGAGTTTGGCCCCGTGATCATCTCTTCAGGCTACCGCTCCGCCGCCCTCAACGCCAGGGTTCCCGGCTCCAGCAAGACCAGCGCCCACTGCAGTGGCATGGCAGCTGACTTCCACATTCCCGGCGTCGCCAATTACGACGTCGCCTGCTGGATCAGGGATAACAAGACCGTCGACCAGGTCATCTACGAATTCGGCCCCTACCCGGCAGGGTGGGTTCACCTGGGGCTTTCCGTCAACCCGCGCCGCCAGGCCCTTACCGCCATCAGGGAAAACGGCCGTACCGCCTACAAACCCGGCATTTTAAAGATTTAACCGGTCCCCGATCACCGGTCCCTGATCACCGATTCCAAAGGAGGCAACTATGCCAAAGAAAAAAATCACCACCCGCATCAAGGAATCCAGCTGGCAGACCACCGTCGCCAGCATTCTCGTCCTGGCCGCGACCGGCGCCATGATCTACGGCCAGACGGCAAACCGCCCCGACATCGCCGCCATCGGCCAGACCGGCGTCGCCCTGTTCGGCGCCGGCGGTCTCATGGTCGCCAAGGACGCCGGCAAGTGACTGCAACCGCCTGCATGGATGCAGTTCCCGGTCCCGGATCCCGGATCCCGGATCCCGGATTTCAAATTCCCTACGAGATCCTGCGCAAACAGGTCAAAAACGGCGACATCCTCCTGGTGCGCGGCAACAAGTTCGTCCGGGTCCTCACTGCGGGCAGCTACAGCCATGTAGCCGTCCTGGTGTGGATGCCGGGCGACGGCGGCCTCTGGGTGTACGAGTTCGTCGAGGGGAAGGGTTTTAACCCGCAACCGGCATCGCAATGGTTCGCCCAGCGCCAGGGCCAGCTGCTCTATTACGGCATCGCTCCCGAAACGGTGCGCAGCAACCCGGAGGCGGTCTACCAGGCCGCCGTCCGGTACCGCCACGGCAAGCCCGTCAAGCGCTGGTACGGCTGGCTGTCATTCCCGGCCATCTGGGTTTCCAAGCTCATCAACTGCCGGCTTCCGGTCTGGCTGAAGGTCTGCTCAACGTATGCCCAGGAGGTATGGGAAGCCGCCGGCTACAAGGGGTTCGACACCACTGCCGACCCGGAAACCTTTGTCGAGCACGTCCAGCAACTGACCAGGGTGGAGGCGTAACATGGCTGCCGCCAAGAAACTCTTCGCCGGCGACACCCGGCCCACCCGGCTGGTGTACGAGATAGACAAAGTAGCGATCGGTTCCGTTATGCCTAGGCAATGGGATATTTCCACCATCTAGGAGAATCATGAAAACACTATTTACCGCCATCATCCTATTCGTTCTCTCCGCCCCCGCCTGGGGCGCCGCCATCACCTCCGCGCAATCCGGCAATTGGTCGGCAACCTCGACATGGGCAGGCGGCGCAAAACCAGTCGCAGGCGACACCGCAGTAATAGCCACCGGACACACGGTCACGGTTGACGAAAACACCATTGTCGGCAGCAATGCAGCGGCTGTAGGTCATGCCATCACCATTCAGGCAACCAATGCCGCCACGTATGGCAAGCTGATAGTAGCTGCGGGAATAACCCTCACGCTGCGCGGCTACGACACTGCAAACAACACAATGATGTTGATAAACCGTTATGCCATGTTGCAGCCGCAAGCTGGGGCGATCATTCTTGGCGACCTGGCATCAGACGGGCAATCCCTAATCCAAAACAACGGACACATATCAGCTATCGGTACAGCCAACAGCCGGATAACATTTTCCGTCCCATCAGCCAATGTTAAATGGGATAACTCGGTGACTGTCACCTACACCGGCGCACATGGCACCATAACCGCGCTCGGCGCGTATGTTACCGGCTGGCTGCCGTCAGGGCAGGTAAACTCTATAAATGGGATTGGGCTTAGCAACCTGACCGGAGGGCAGGAAAACAGGATCATCAGCAATGCTGCCGGTAATGGCCTGGGAAGCGGGCTGGATACCTCGGCAGTCATCAACTCGGTAACTAATCCTACAGGGGCAATTACCACCATAAAATCCAGCCTAGCTGAACTTGCCAATCACGGAGATTACTTTATCGACCATCGGCTAGGTATTTTATTCCATAAGATCATAGGTTCAGGAATGACTTCCGGAGACCTGAACATCACCTACAAGTATTTGTCGTTCTACGGCTGGGGTATAGTCAGCAACAACAACGCTGCTGACTCTAGCGCAGTTTTTGACTACTGCGATTTTTCCTATATGGGGGCAAACCAGTATGACAAGGAGTTCACGGGAAACACGTCGTTAGGGCTGCGGTATAAGCGGTCGGCGGCGGTTGATGCCACACGCGAAACAAGAGTCGAGCATAGCACATTCACCCATTGTTATCACCCGGTGCAAATCTATGATTCCTTCGGTAGTGCTGCTGAAAAGATCAAACTTCGGTACAACACATTTAATGCCTGCCTGACTCACTACGCAGCCAATAATTTTAACAGGGCAATGATAGGCATCGGCGCGTTTGCCAATGACACCGGCCACATAGACTTCTCCTATAACGATTGGCATGTTGGGTCCGTCATGGTTATGAATGATCGGATTTCCGGGACCTATCCACTGCACGATCTGACCATGTCCTACAACACTGGCAACGCTATGACACAGGGTTATCTGCCGGACGGAGCAGACAACCTGGTGTCATATAACACGCTCCTGTCGTTAGGCGGGGCGGGTTTCATGGATTCGCGGGGATTGTCAGGCGAAGGGACTACCGGACACCCATTTGTTTATGAGTACAACACCGTTAAATATAACAATCGTGCCGCTGTGGTGAGTTCCAACGTAATCATACGCAACAATGTAATTTCCCAGTGTGCCCATCACGGCATAGTTGTCGGCAGATTAAGCGGCTACATAACTAACATTCTCATCGAAAACAATATCCTGTACGACACTGACAACAACGATATGCCTGGAGGTATCACAGTCGGCTATAACATGCACACCTGGTCCGACTCACTGGTGGTTCGGAACAACACCTTTAATTCGGGCCGCAGGTCAATTTTACTTGGTGACGAAGGAGAATCCGGAGTTGTCTATGGCACTAATGTCCAAATCTACAACAACATCGTCAGTAATATCGGCTATGGCGTCCGCCGCGACCCTGCGACCACAACCACCATGCAGAACAAGTTCAACATAGGGCGGCTGGCGAAAAACCTGGAATACAATTTCACGACTCCCTCAACGTTCCGGCAGTGCATCCCCAAGATCGGCGCCGATGAGTATAACCTCCCTGCCACGGTCAAAAACATTGCTGGGGTATCGATCTGGAACCCCTCGTATACCTCGTTTCCGGTTGCCGCTAAAAACCTGCAACTCATCTCCTCCGGAACCATCGGCGCCGACTATGCTGCAACGCTTTCATGGGGGGGCGGCACGGCGGTATCGTTGCTCAACGCCAGCGGGCTGGCTCAGGGTACCGTTGCCACGGCTGCAAATACCGGCGTAGCCCTCGGGTCAAAAATAACTGTAACAGCCGCCGGTTGGCCTACTACCGGCAAACAACTGCGTGGGAAGCTGGTATTGCTGACCAACGGCACCACAACCATCCCGGCATACATCCAGAACAACACGGCAACAGAATTGACTTTGGTAACAAACCTTAATCGTGCGGGGGCGTTCGCTCTGTCAGGTACGCCTGATATAGTCACGAACCCAACTACATACAAATTTATCATCATGGAAGCGGAAGTGAGCCTGTCGGATGGTACTAACACCATAACGGCGGGTATAGACATTGCCCGGTTCAACACGGCGACCGGTACGTTCACCGACTCCATCACTATCGAGGATGGGTTACTGACTGGTGATCCTAAATACACATCGACAACCGATTTTACCCCATTGACCGGATCGGCCGCGATAGTGGCAGGTTTCGGCATGAATTACTTGGGGGCGATCGCCCCGGCAGTATCCAGTAGCCGCACCTCAATCTGGCAAAAGATATTCCGCTCCAGGATTTTCCATTAAAAGGAGATTCACATGCTATTAAAACCCGGCCAAAATTTTGCTGGCATGATCGCCACCGCCGCTCCCGACACCGGCGCCGGCGCTGACCCCACCGTCATCACCGGCGCCCTCTACCGCAACGGCGTCGTCGATGCCGCAGTCGCAGTCGTTGCCACCGACGAGGCGGCAACCGCCGGCATCACCTCTCTGGCCGGGACGATACCCGTCGGCTACGCCGAAGGGGACGTCATCGTCCTGATCGCCACCGCCACCGTTGGCGGCGTCTCCTCCAGCTGGCCGGTGTGGCATGCCTCGATCGTCGCCAAACTACCCGGCGAACTGCTGGCCGCCGCCGGCTACACCGCCCCCGACAACGCCGGGATCGCCGCCATTGCCGGCTACCTGGACACCGAAGTCGCCGCCATCAAGGCCAAGACCGATCTCATCCCGGCCGCCCCCGCCGCCGTCGGCAGCGCCATGACCCTCACCGCCGCCTACGACGCCGCCAAGACCGCCGCTACTCAGACGAGCGTCGATGCCGTTCCGACCCTGGCCGAGATCGAGGCTTCCGCCGTCCTCGGCAAGGAAGCCACCCTGGCAACCATCGCCGGCTACCTGGACACCGAAGTCGCCGCCATCAAAGCGAAAACCGACCTCATCCCGGCCGCCCCCGCCGGACAAACCTCCATCGACACCCTGCTGGCGTTTTTCACTGGGAAAAAGGTGCTGCGCAAGGAAGGGCTCACCTGGTACCTGGCCGTCCGCAACGCCGGTGACACCGCCGACATCCTCAAGAAGGCCATCAAGGACAAAGACGGCAACAACGTCACCGACCTGGCCGCCGGCGCCATAGCCCAGGAACTGGCCTCGGAGGTATAGCATGAACCTGTTTCCCGGCACCGGCCTCGGCGGCGCCCCCAGTGGACTGCTCGCCTTCGGTTTCGGCGAAATCGCCGTCCAGGAACCGGTCGGCCTTGACAGTACCGCTATTTTCCGCGTCTACACCCCCGCCACTAACGGCCAGGTATTCACCATCGGTAAACAGCCGCGGGAACGGCTCGTCGGCGTCGGCATGAACCTGCGACGGTTTATGGCCCGGGGTGAGACCCTCATCACCGGCGGCATCATCAGCGATATCGCCGACGTCGGCAAGTTGCTGCGCATCGATGCCACCATCGTGTACGCCGTCATCCAGGGCGGCGCCAACGGCCAGACCGCCCGTTTGACATTCACCGGCACCGGCAACAAGGGATCGATCGTCGAAGGCGAGTTGAACGTAGTTATCAAGGAAGTCTGAAAACAGGCTCCCGCCCCTAAGGAGCACAACCCTCAACATGATCCGCATCATCACCATAGTCGCAGTGGCGACATATCTTGCCGGCTGCGCCGGCCATAGGCTGGAGTCATACGACGTCGGTCTCACCGCCGGCCAGACCGAATTCACCGGCGAAACCGACACCAAAACCGCCGCCACGGTCAACGGCCGGGTCAACTTCCACTTCGGTGTGAAGCCGGGACTCGGGAGCCGGGACTCGGGAACCGCAAAGGCCTTTACGAATCCCGAATCACGAATCACGAGTCCCGAATAATGGACGAGATAGACCGCGCCCAGGAACGCGACGAATTCTTTCGCGAACTGGCCCTGTCCCAACGTAGGGGCGGGGTCACCCCGCCCGAAACCACCGCCACCCACTGTTTCGAATGCGGCGAAGAAATCCCGGAAGGCCGGCGCCGGGCCGTTCCCGGAGCAAGACTATGCGTATCGTGCCAGGAGGCACGTGAAATTCATTCCCACTGGAGGACTTTGTGACAATCACCATCACCTGGCAGCTCGTCGTTGCCGTCATCACCCTGCTGAGCGCCTGGACCGGCTTCCTTCTCGGAGCCATTAAATGGCTGTTGAAACGCCAGATAACGGCTCTTGAAACCCGCCTTGAAGACGCGGAGGGAAAGGCTGTCAAAGCGCTTGCCGCTGTCACCGAACACAAGGAGGCGATAACCAGGACGGTCACCGAGCACAAAGAAACGGTTACCAGTTCGCTGGCCGCCATCCGGCTGGAGTTCAGCCAGAAGCTCACCTGCGGCAACCATCAGCGCATGGAACAAAACGACCGGGAGACGACGAAGCAGCTTAAGGAAATCAGTGACGGCATGCATGAAATCAAAGGACTTGTCGAGGGGCGTATGGAAGGGATCGGTGGTGCCCTCGATCTGATACAGCAACATCTTTTGAATGGGGGGAAATAGTATGAGCTACAGCGAGCTGGTCATATTTCACATCCGGCTGACTATTCTCCGGGAACTCATGCGGACCAACGGCTACCGGAGCAACGAATCCGTCCTCTACGACGTGATCAGTCAGTACGGCCTCGGCTGCGGCAGGGATTGCGTCCGCACGCAGATATCCTGGCTGGCCGACCAAGGACTGGTAACCCTGGGCGATGCCGGCGTCCTGATTCCCGAGCTTACCCAGCGTGGCCTTGACGTCGCTTCCGGCGCGGTCACCGTTCCCGGTGTCAAGCGGCCGAGTCCGGGGAAATGACCATGGGACAGGTATCGACCATAGATTTGCTGCCTCCGGATATCAAGGCCGAGCTGCAGCAGCTGCTCCAGGATCCCCGCATGAGCCAGCTCCAGGTGACGGCGAAAATCAACGCCCTCCTGGAGGAGGAAGGTCACGAGGAACGCGTCAGCAAGAGCGCCGTCAACCGTTACGCCGTAAAGATGGCCGAGGTAGGCGAGAAGCTGCGGCAGTCCCGGGACGTAGCGGACATGTTCATCTCCAAGGTCGGCGCCGCGCCCCAGGGGCAGATGGGCCTGCTGATCAACGAAATCCTCCGCACCCTCGCCTTCGATCTGTCCCTCAAGATCCAGGATGCCAAGCTCGATGATCCGGAAACCCTCGCCGCCACCATCGACCAGGTCAAAGCACTGGCCCTCGCCGTCCAGCGCCTGGAGCAGTCGGCAACGATCAACGTGAAGCGGGAGGTGGCGATTCGGAAGCAGGCCCTGGAGGACGCGGCCAATGAAGTGGAGAAGGAAGCGAACACCCTGGAGATCAAGCCGGAAACGCTCAACTACATCAAAAAGGTGATCTATGGCCTGGCGTCCTAATCCGCTGCGCATAACGCTGCTGGTAGTCTGTTTTCTGCTTTTGCTCTCGGCAATCCGCCCCGGTGCGGTACTGGCCATGGACAAGACTCTGCCGGTTTCCATCCCCACGCCGGAAGACCAGCATAAGCAGGCCAGTCTGCCGCCGGGCTTCGAACCTCTGATCAAGCTGACCGATTATCAGAAACGGTGGATCGAAGACAAGAGCCGCTTCAAGATCGGCATGATGTCCCGCCAGGGCGGCAAGTCTTTCGGCACGTCCCTGGAAGCCGTTATCGACTGCTATGAGCACAAGACCAAGTGGGTATTCCTCTCCGCCGGCGAGCGGCAGTCCCGCGAATTGATGGCTACGGCCGCGATGCACGCCCGTGCGATCGGGCTTGCCGTTGTCGAGCTGGAAGGCATCTTTAAGGAAGGCGATTCCGAATACAAACAGCTGGAGATCGTCTTTCCCAACGGGTCCCGGATCATCGGGCTCCCCGCCAACCCGCATACCGCCCGCGGCCATTCCGCCCACATTCTGCTGGACGAGTTTGCGTTCCATAAAGACTCCCGCGCCATCTGGCGAGCCCTCTTCCCGACTGTCACCCGCGGTTACAAAATCCGCATTATCTCCACCCCCATGGGGAAGAAAAACAAGTTTTACGAACTGTGGACGACGAAGACCCTGCAGACATTCTTCGGCCTCGAGCACGAGTTCAAGGGAGAGCGGGGCGGCTGGTCAAAGCACAAGGTCGACATCAATGACGCCGTGGCCATGGGGCTTGTGCTGTACGACGAGGAACGCAACGAAATCGAGCCGGAAGATCTGCGACTGGCTCTTTCCGACGACGAGGCGTGGCACCAGGAATACCTGTGCGAGTTCCTGGACGAAACCACCGCCTGGCTGCCCTATGACCTCATCGAGACCGTGGAAGACATCCAGATCGATCAGATGCCCCTGTGGGCGGAGGAGCTTGTCAATGCAGCTATTGATCATCACGAGCAGTACAAGTCATACGAGAATCCTCCTCCATTCGAGGCAGCACATGAGATCCTTTCTTCAGTGCTGTTCCCTGGGGATCTCTATGCCGGCTTTGACGTTGCCCGGAGACGAGACCTGTCCATCATCTGGCTCGACGAAGTTATCGGAGATATTGCCCGGACCAGAGCGGTTATCGATCTTAGAAAACAGCCCTTCGGAGTGCAGCGCCTCGTTCTTTTCGCGTTACTTCGACTTCCGCAGATGCGTAGGGTCTGCATCGACGAAACCGGCATCGGCATGGACCTCGCCGAAAAAGCGGGTGAAATCTTCGGCGAGATGACCGAGCCCGTTACCTTCACCCCTAAAAACAAGGAAGCACTGGCTACCGGTATCAGGAAAAGCTTCGAGGACCGGAAAGACCGTATCCCGGCTGATACGACCATCCGCAACAGCCTGCACACCATAAAGAAGATCGCCACGTCCACCGGCAACTTCCGGTTCGACGCCGATCGTGAAGAAACTACCGGCCATGCTGACCACTTCTGGGCAAAGGCGCTGGCAGTGCAGGCGCGATCGAAACCGAAGGACGATACCGACATCCTCTCCGGCTCCCCCCGGGAGAGCTACCACATGGCACAAGGGTACTGATATGAGCAACGGCATATGGGTCAGTCCGCATGAATTCATGGAGTTTTCAGAAACTCCGCAACGCGATCGGCTTCTCGAGGAGATTGCTACCCGGCAGGCCGCCTGGGACTGGACAGGTTTTCTCGGACTGCTTCCGGATCCGGATCCCGTCCTGCGTAAACTGCCCGACGGCGGCGCCTCCATTCTCGAGGGACTGACTGCCGATGGTCACCTGATCAGCGTCATTCAGAGCCGCAAGCTCGGTACCCTCAAAAAGGAATTCCGCTGGGAAGCCGGCCTTGCCCCGGGAGAGGAAGCAGCGTCCGGTCAGGCCACGAAACTTGCAGACGCGCTGTCCGTCGACCTGGAGGACGTCGACCTGTACAACCTGCTCTCCGGCATCCTGGACGCCCCGTTCTACGGCAACACCCCGATCGAAATCAAGTGGCAGCCGGCGGACAGCCGTCTCGCCATCAAGGATCTGGAGGTAAAGCCCACCCGCTGGTTTGCCTTCAATGAACATAACGAGCCGCGCTTCGTCAGCATGCAGAACCCCTGGGACGGCATAGAGCTTCCTTTTGGCAAGTTTGTCCTTGCCCGGCACTTCCCCACCTACGACAACCCGTACGGCCTGCGCCTCGGTTCGCGTTGTTTCTGGCCGGCCACCTTCAAGAAAGGGGGCATCAAGTTTTGGGTCACTCTCGCGGAGAAGTACGGCGTCCCCTTTCTCGTCGGCAAATACCGCCCCGGCGCCACCAAGCCAGAGCAGCAGGATATGCTAAACAACCTCTCGAAGATGATCCGCGACGCCGTAGCGGTTATCCCCCAGGGGGGCACGGTGGAGATCGTCGAAAGCGGCAAGGGCACCTCCACCTCCGAGATCCATTCGGGGCTGAAGGCGGCAATGGATGCCGAGATGTCAAAGGTGATCATGGGGCAGACCCTGACCGCCGAGGTAAGTGACAAAGGCGGCAGCCGCGCCCAAGGGGAGGTCCACGAGGAGATCCTGGAAGACTTCCGCCAGGGCGACCAGACCCTGGTGAAGAAGACCATGGAGGAGATTGCCTGGATTTACGGCAAGGTCAACGCCCCGGGAGTCCCCCCGCCGAAGTTCATCTGGTATGAAGAGGACGAGCCCAAAAAAGAGATGGCCGAACGGGACAAGACCCTGAAGGAAACCGGCGTCAGGTTTCGGAAAAACTATTACATCCGCCAGTACAGCCTGCAGGAAGATGATTTTGATTTAGTGGAGCCAGGGGGACAAGACCCTGAAGGAAACCGGCGTCAGGTTTCGGAAAAACTATTACATCCGCCAGTACAGCCTGCAGGAAGATGATTTTGATTTAGTGGAGCCAGGGGACGAAGACGAGGAATCGGGGACTGAAAAGCCGGGACTCGGGAACCGGGAACCGGGAACAGGGAAAGGCAAAAAGAAGAAAAAAGCAGAGGATGACAAAGAAAGTGAGGATTTTACCGGTCACGACTTCCGAGTCCCAAGTCCCGATACCTACCCCGATCAATCCGCCATCGACGCCGCCATCGCCACCCTGCCGGCTGAGGCACTGCAAGAGCAAATGAGGAAAGTGCTCCTGCCGATCGTCAAGAGCTGGCAGGAAAGCCAGGACCCGGACCAGGCCAGAAATGAACTGCTGAATGCCTTTCCGCAGATGGACGCCGTTGCTGTCGAGGAAATGCTCGCCCGGGTGATTTTCATTGGCGACGTGTGGGGCCGCCTCAATGCCTGACATCGATCTCGAATACGTATTCGGTCTTCCGCCGGAGAAGGCGATCGAGTACTTCCGCTCGAAGGGATACGCCATCACCTTCGACTGGCACGAGATGCTTGATGCCGCCCATGCCCAGGCGTTCACCGTCGCCAAGGCGATGCGCCTCGACGTTCTGCAGACGATCAGGGACGCGGTTGACAAGGCGCTCGCCGAGGGCGAGACCTTGCGCACTTTCCGGAAAGGCCTCATCCCCGAGCTGCAGCGGCTCGGCTGGTGGGGGAAACAGGAACTGCTCAACGAAGCCACCGGCGAACTCCGCCTCTCCCAGCTGGGGAGTCCCCGCCGTCTCGAGACGATCTACCAGGCCAACCTGCAGGCCGCCTATCAGGCCGGGCGCTGGCAGAGCCAGTGGGAGAACCGGGAGAACCGCCCGTACCTCATGTACGTCGCCGTCCTGGACGGCCGCACCCGGCCGGCGCACCGGGCGCTGCACGGCACGATCGCCCGCATCGATTCCGCTTTCTGGCGCTACTTTTACCCGCCCAACGGCTGGCGCTGCCGCTGCCGCGTTCGGGCGCTCACCAAACCCGAGGCCATCCAGATGGTCAAAGACGGCCGCGGCGTGTGGGTGAAAGACGACGGCCTGTCATCAAAGGAGATTCTGATTCCCGGTACCGACAGCGACATGGCCCAGGTGGCGGTATACAAAGGCACCGACGTATTCGGCAAGTCGTTCACCCTGTCACCGGACCTGGGGTGGAATTCCAACCCAGGAATGGCGAAATGGCAGCCGGAGCTGGCGAAGTACTCGCCTGAAGTCCGGGACCTGTGGTGAAGCCGGGACCGGGGATCGGTAAAGGCTGGAGAACAACATGAGCGTAATCAAAAAAGTACACCTGCAAGGTTTGGAAGCGGCAAAAGCACGCATCCGCGAAATGATCTCCCGGGGCAAGCATCCGGAGCCGCTGTTCCGCGATGTGGCCGGCATCATGGACCGCGAGGTGGAGGATAACTTCGCCGCCGGCGGCCGCGATCCCCAGTGGCCCGAATCGAAGCGGGTGAAGAAACACGGCGGCCAGACGCTGATCGACTCGGCCCAGCTGGTCAACTCGATCCAGGACTTTGTGACCGATACTTCCGCCGGCGTTGCCACCAACAAGGAATACGCCGCCATTCACAACGACGGCGGCGAAATCAAGCGCGGCCCCAGTTACATCACCACCAGGCTGCGCACCGATGCCAGGGGCAATCTGTTGCGCCAGGGCACGGAGGGGACACTGGGCAATCTCGCCGTGTTTGCCAAGGCGAGCCACAAACGGGTCCGCACCAGGTTCCGCTTCAATTCCGGCTACAGCATCACCATGCCGCAACGGGAATTCATGAAAGTTTCGCCCGCCGGCGTGACCGACATCGAGGACGCAGCGCAGCTATTTTTCACGGGGGGCTAAGACCGGGATTCGGGGTTCGAGAGGACATTCTTGATTGCCTACTAAAACGCCCAAATTTTGCCTCAGTCTGTTTTGGGCACTGCCCCCCGCGCTTCAGCCCGGTAACGCGGCACAGGGAAATTTAAACGCCAATTAAAGATGGTTCTGATCACCGGTCCCTGGTCCCTGTATCAAATAATGAAACGTTTCAACTGAACAGACCCTTAGGCGACTGGTACAGTCGCCGGCAGCGAAGAGAGGAGAGGAACATGAAAGACTGGATTGAGGTTTTCCGGGCAGGCACCCACACCGACAGCAAGGGCCGTACCCGCACCTGGACGAAGGCGGACCTGGACAAGATGGTCCAGTCGTACAACCCGGCGGACCATGAAGCTCCTGCAGTGGTCGGTCATCCCAGGGACAACCATCCCGCCTATGGCTGGGTGGAAGGGCTGAAGCGGGTGGGCGAAAAGCTGCTCGCCAAGTTCAAGCAGGTGGCTCCCGAGTTTGCCAGCATGGTCGAGGAAGGCCGCTTCAAGAAGCGCTCCATCCGCGTGATGCCCGACGGCACGCTTGGCCACGTTGCGTTTCTCGGCGCGGTACCCCCCGCCATCAAGGGGCTGAAGGATATAGAGTTTTCCGAAGACACCGACAGTAGCGACTACGACTATAGCGAAGAGGAGGAAATGATGAAGAAAACCGTGGAGGAGCTCCAGGCGGAACTGGAACAGGCGCAGCAAAAGAACAAGACCCTGGAGAAGCAGAACAGCGAGTTCAAAAGCCAGATCGACAAGACGGCCGCAGATTTCGCCGAGGAGCAGAAGAAGACTCGCCGCAAAGAGATTTATGATTTTGTCGAAGCCGGGATCAAGGATGGCAAAGTCCTCCCCTCCTGGAAGGAGAAAGGGCTGGTCGAATTCATGTCCGGACTCGACGAGCAGGGGGGCGAGTTCGAGTTTTCCGAAGCCGGCGAAACGAAAAAGCAGACTTCCCTCGACTGGTTCAAAGGATTCATTGCCGATTTCAGCGCCCACCCCCTGTTCAAGGAGATGGTCAAGCCTGAAGGAGACGGCGACAAGAAAACCGCCGACTTCGAGGCGGAGCGTAAACTCGGCGAAGAGATCGCCTCCTACGTGACCGAGCAGAAATAATCCGGGATTCGGGACTCGGGATTCGCAGAAGCACTTGCGGGTCCCCGGTCCCCGGTCCCCACGACTGAAAGGAGTACATTATGGCGTTGCAGGAATACGAACTCAATAACAAGGCGCTCATTGCCGCCGGGACTCCGGTCCGGAAGAAAGTGACGATCGCCGCAGGCAATGACCTGGTCGCCGGCACCATCGTCGGCCGCATTACCGCCAGCCGCAAATTCAAACGGTCGCTGATCGGCGACGCCGACGACGGTTCCCGGACGGCGGTCGCTGTTCTGCTCGAAGACGCCGCCGCTGCCTCCGCCGATGTCGAAGCGGTCATCGGGCTGGGGGGCGGCGCCTATGCCAAAGACAACATGACCGGCCTCACCGAGGCAGCCGAGGACGCCCTCGAGGCTCGCGGCATCTATTTTCTTTGATCGGGCCTGAAGCCCACCACTTTACGGAGGTACAAGTATGAAGTTGAAATTTGCTCACCTGGCAGGCTGGCTCGGTTTTTTGCTGCTGGCAATAATGTTCCGGGTCAAAGGAGGGGCCGATCATCTCCCGCTGCTGCTCGCCGGCACCGTTTCCCTCGACCAGATCTTCAAGACCCGCGTTCTGATCACTGCGGTCAACAAGATGCGACCGGTCGCCACCCGCGTCCTGGACATTGTCTTCAAGCGGAAGAAACGGCAGCTCTCCGGCCTCTTCGCCTGGGACATCAAGTCGTCTAACGAACGTATCCTCAAGAACCTCAGAGTTTCGGATGCCGCCCAGGTCACCAACGGCGTCAACCGCAAGACCGTTACTTGCGAGGCGCCACGGTTTGCCGAAAAACGGTTCATCGGCGCCGACAAACTCGACTCCGCACGCAAGGCGGGGGAGCTGGGCGTTGAGACCATGAAGGAGTTTGTTGCCGACGAACAGTCCGACATGCGCAGCGACGTCGATCGCACCCGGGAATTCATGGCGGTTAAATGCGTGTCCGGGCAGGTGGTGGACGAGACCGGCGCCGTCATCGTCGACTACAACTTTCAGGCGGCCCAGAAGCCGGTGCTGGCCGCCGGCGCGAAATGGAACGAAGGGGGCACCTCCCCCATCAAGAACATCCGTGCCTGGAAGAAATGGATCAGCGACCGCGTTACCGTCGACCGGTTTGTCGCCATCTGCGGCAGCCAGGCGATGGACGCGCTGATCGACAATGAATCGGTCGGCGACAAGATGAAATGGGTGGCCGGCCAACAGATCGCCGAAGAAGGGCGCATTGCCAAGCTTGCCGGCGTCACTATCGAGGAGTACTTCGGTACCTACAAGGATGCCGCCGGCGTCATTCAGCAACTCCTTCCGGAGAACGCCTTCATCCTGGTCGGCGTCAGTGGTGAGGCGGCTGCCGAATTGTACGCTCCGGTGGTCGACCTCGACGCCGATGGCGGTGTGGGCGGCGGCAAGGATGCGGAGATCTTCTTCTCCAAATCATGGGACGAGAAAGACCCCTCCGGGAAGTGGCTCAAGGTGGAAAGCCGCCCGCTCCCCGTCCTCTTCATGCCGGAATCCGTTATCTACGCCACCGTCTGCGATCTGGAGGCATAAGCCATGAAAGTGGAAGTCCTCCCGGGATGGCATGTCCCGACCGGGCTGAGAAAGAAACCCTTCTTTCCCGGTGAAACCCTCGAGCTTGACGACAAGGAAGGGGGGCGGCTGATCAAAGCCGGCGTCGTCAAGGAAGTCAAGGTGGCTGCCGGCGGGTCGCAACCCCTGAATGTTGCCGAAACCGTCAAGCTGATAATGGAAATCGACGACGCCGCAGAGCTAGCGAAGTTTCTGGAAGGCGAATCGCGGAAGGGTGTGCTTGACGCCATAACAAAACGGACCGCTCAGCTTGAGGAGCAGTTGGACCTTGCAATGATCAGTGGTGTCCAGGATCTCCAGGAACTCGATACCTACCTCAAGTGGAGCGACGGCACCGAAGAAACCCGGCCGGCAGTTCTCGCGGCCATTGACAAGCGTCGGGCGGAACTGACCGCACCGGCTGAATGAACATCAGTGCGGCGGCTGCATGCCGCCGCACTTCTCACAGGAGGGCAGCATGAGGAATATCAAGATAATTGCCTGTACGGCTCTGCTCGTTTCAATCTTCGGGGCTGGCCTGGCGGCAGCCGGCGACAAAGTACTTTACGACAGCAAGAGCAAGCCCAATGTCCCGATCCAGAACCTGAACGCCCTGGCCCCGACCAAGGCGAAACTCCGGTGCGACACGACGGCGTTGACCAAGGCCCCGTTCAAGGGCTACTCCACCCAGGGCCATCTGGGCAATGAGGCCCAGGTGGTTGATGCTACCGGGGCAGCCGTAAGAGTCAAGTGGTACCTCGACGGTGTCCTTGCCTGGATTGACAGTGTCTTCTCATTCACCAACCCTGCCGGGACGGCATACACGAATCTCAGCTTCGCGCCGTATTCGGCGGCATCGCGCAACCTGACGTCCTGCGTCAAGCGGCAATAACCGATGCCCTATTGCACCCTGGACGACATCAAGTCGAAGCGGATCCCCGAGAGCACCCTCGTGGATCTCACCGACGACGACAATGCCGGCGTCGTCGATGAAGCCGTCGTCGCCGGCACTATCGCCGACGCCGACGAGCTGATCGACGGGTACCTCCGAGGCCGCTACCTCCTCCCCCTTGCCCCGGTACCGGGGCTGATCAATTCATTGTCGGCCGACCTGGCCGTGTATCACCTGTTCGGCCGCCGGGCTGAGTTCGAGATACCGAAGTCCGTTTCCGAGAAGAATGCAAACGCGCTGAAGGTCCTGGACAAGATCCAGAAGGGCGACATCAAGCTCGGCAGCGCCGGCGTGGAAGCAGCCCCCTCCGTCGCTACTTCCGAATCGCTGCAGGTTTCCGCACCCGAGCGGATGTTCGACACTGACACCCTGGACAGGTATTAGGAGACATCGATGCTCGTCGAATCCCTGAACAAGATCCTCGCCGCTCTCGAGGAGATAACGGACACAGGTGGCAAAATATTCAAGACCGTCGACGTCTGGCAGGGGAAGGTCGAGGAGCTGCTGAAGAAGCAGCAAAACCTGCCGTCGGCACACGTCGTCATGAGTGGCTGCGGTTTTGTCGAGCCGCAGGTGATCGGCGGCACGGTTGCTCCGGCCGATGTCGTCTGGGCGGTAGTACTGATGAGCAAGAACCTCCGGAGCAAATCGGACGGCGCGGTCGAAAGCCTTGCCCTCATCGAGGCAGTAGCTGCCAAGTTTACCCAGCTCAACACCGGATACGGCTTCATCCTTCCCGATAACGCCCGCCTCATCGCGGTAGAAAACGGTGTCGCGGCATACGGCATGTATCTCGGCCAGGAATTCAACCCCTAAGAAAGGAACATAGCAATGCCACAAGCACGAGGGGCGTTAGCCCAGATACTGATGCTGATGGAACCGGCGTTCAATGTGGCGCCGACCGGCGCGTTTGCCGGCAAATCGAAAAAGGTTTACTTCGAAACCGCTTCCCTCGCCTACAGCCGGGGGCAGGAGCAGTCCAAGGTCATGCGCGGCTCCAGCCGCCACCCCACCAGGGCAACCGACGGCACCGTCGACGTCGCCGGCGCGATCGCCACCGAGCTGCAGGCCACCATGCCGCTTTTGTATGCCGCCCTCGGTAGCGTCTCCATTACCGCTTCCGGCGCCACGGTCGGCGCTGCTCTCACCACACCGACCTTCGCTTATGACTGGGTCAACCAGATCATCACCGTTACCTGCGGCGCCGTCCATTCACTCGTGATTGGCGACACCGTGGAGATCGTCGCCACGGCCCCGTCCATCATGAACGGCACCTTCTACTATCCGGTCATCGATGTTACCAGCACGACCGCCTTCAAGATCAAGGTGCCCATGGGCGGCTCCGGCACCATCACCGTTACCACCATCAAGAAATGCACTGCCGGTACCTTTACGTATGTGTACAAGGCCGGCGGCATCCTCCCCTCCTATATTACCGAGATCGGGTACACGGATATCGGTAAATTCTTCAAGTATGGCGGCATCGTCAACTCCAAGATCGGCATGACGATCAACCCGACCGGCGTCGTCAACTTCACCTCGGACTGGATGGGCGCCCAGGAAACTGTCGGCGCCAACTCGTTCGATACCGGCTCGCCGTTCGACAATACCAAGATTTCTTTTAACGGTTCCGAACTGGCCGCCGCCGACATGAAGGAAGGGGGCGACGCCTCCTCTATTATCAAGAACCTGTCCCTCAACCTGGACAATCAGCTCGACGGCGATTCGTTCGTGCTCGGCGGCGGCGGGATCCGCGGCGGGATCAGCCCCGGCGTCTACCAGATCGGCGGTACCGCCACAACCATCTTCCAGGATACCACCCTCTACGATAAGGCGAAGAACGGTACCGAATCGTCGATCGATGCAACCTTCAAAAAAGGCGATGGCGCCGGCACCGCTGGCAATGAGTCCATCCAGCTCGTCACTCCGGAACTGGTGTTCACTCCGAAGGCGCCGGGAGTCCCGGGGCCGGGAGGTATCACCGCCTCCTTCGATTTTACCGGTGACTTCACCGACAACGCGGACGCCACGGCATTCAAGGCCATCGTCAAATGCTCGCATTTGCCCGGCAATGTTATTTAAAAGACAGGGATTCGTGACTCGGGATTCGTGATTCGCAGAAGCTTTTGCGGGTCCCGGTTCCCGAGTCCCGATTTACGAACAAACAAAGGAGAAGAAGAATGGCACTGAAAGACTTATGCACCGAAGAGGAAGCGGATAAAGGCACCCCCGTTGAACTGTATCACCCCGGCAACGGCACCCCCATGGGGATTGTTATTGTCATGCTCGGTTCCGACTCACAGGCCTTCCTGGACGCCGAGCGGAAAATTCGTAACCGGCAGTTGGAGCTCGGGAAGAAAAAACGTGATTTCACGGTCGGCATGGAGCCGGAAGCGGTGGAGGCGGCGCTCGTCGAGAAAATGACCGCCTGCTTCGTCGGCTGGAAGGAGCTGGTTCCCGAGCACGAGGAAGCAGGGCAGAAAGTTCCTGCAAGCTGGAAGGATACGGTGGAGTTCGAGCCGGGTGTCGAGCTGCCATCTACCAAGGAGGAATTCAAGAAGATTATCTCCCGCCGTGGCTTCTTTTGGCTGCGGCAGCAGGTGCAGACTGCGATGGACGATGTGACCCGTTTTTTGCCGAAATCGAAGGCCAGCTCCGGGCTGCAGCCGACTATCGATTCAAGTACGAGACACCCGGAAAAGATGGAGTAACCCTTCAGGAAGAACTGGAAGCGATGGAGAAGAGGGCACGCGGCCCTCTTCTCCCCGAAAAACCGGAGTTCCCAACTGTAGTGGAGTACATCTGGACCTGGTTCATGGATCTCCACGAAACCCGGGGCGGTGGCTTCGGCCCCGGTCCGGTCACCTGGACCGAGCTGGTAAACTGGTCGGACCTCACCGGGATCCGGCCCACTCCATGGGAGGCCAGAATGATTCGGCTGCTGGACAGGGCGTATCAGCAATACTCGGCGGAGAAAGCCAAGGAGGAGACGAACACATGATTAAACTTTCCACCCTTGCAGGCTTACTTGTAGTGGCGCTGACAGTCTCCGGCTGCTCGACTGTGAGCGGGATACTCGACATCCTTTCGCCCGACCCTGTCCCGGTATGCGACAGGGATTCTACCGGTGTGCAATTAAATGGAAAGACCTGTGTGAAGTTTTCCGACGGCTCGTACCGCTGGGAATAACGATTCTTTAAACGCCCTTTAAATGCCTTTCAACCTAGAACGTAGAACATAGACCCTAGAACCCGCGACCCCAGGGAGCGCTGATGGCTGACAAATCCTCCAAACTCAAACTCATCTTCGAAGTGGACGGCGTCCAGTACGCCGTCCAGGGTATGGAGAAAGTCGACGCCGCTGCCACCAAGATGGGGCAGGGCGTCGAATCCGCCACCGGCCGCATGGAGAAGTCCGCCGTCGCCACCGGCCGCATGGCCCAGGATGTTCAGGCGAGCGCCGGCCGTATGGCGGAAAGCCACAAAGTCTATGTCGGGCGCATGGATGAAACCACCGCCGCCACCGGGCGGATGGCAACCTCGGTATCCGCGTCCACCGGCCGCATGGCCGCCGAGCATTCGCGGAACATGGGCACCATTGCCGCAAGCACCAGGTCTGCCCAAGGTGGCATGACCGCTTTCGAAAAAGGCCTGTGGGACCTGCAGATGCGGCTGATGAATATCGGCATGGCGGTCGGTATCGTAGTGGCAGGCTTGTACGGTTTGTCAAAAGCCGCCGACACCCAGACCCAGATCGCCAGCCGCATCAAGCTCGTCACGGACAACAGCAACGAACTCGCCGCCGTCCAGGAACGCCTTTTCGATCTCTCCCAGGACACGCGCAGCGCCAACCTCAGCACGGTCGAAATCTACGCCCGCATGGCCCGCTCATCCAAAGAGCTCGAGCTCAGCCAGCAGGATCTTCTCCGGATCACCGAATCCATCAACAAGAGCGTCGTCGTCTCCGGCGGCAGCGCCGCCTCCGCCGAGGCCGCCCTTGTCCAGCTGGGTCAGGCGTTCGCTTCCGGTGCCCTGCGTGGCGAAGAGCTCAACTCGGTCATGGAGCAGGCGCCCCGACTCGCCGAAGCGATTGCCAAGGGGATGGGCAAAACGATCGGCGAACTTCGCAAGATGGGGGAGGAAGGCGAACTCACCGCCGAAGCGGTAGCCCAGGCCCTGCTTTCCCAGAGCGACGCGATCGACCGGGATTTCGACAAAATGTCGAAGACGGTGGAACAATCGTTCATTGTCATGAAAAACTCTTTTGGCCGGTATATAGGCTCTGTCGACCAAGCCTATGGGCTATCCGCACGTCTTGCAGACGGGATTATATTTTTGTCTGACCATGTGGAAGATTTAGGTGCAGCGGTTGCTGTGATTGGTTCCATTATTCAGGGGTTGGGGATTGGCGACCAGATTCTACTTATTAAAGGATTGGGACAGGCGACCGGCGAGCTGATCGACTTCCTCGGCCAGGTCCCCGGGCTGCTCACCCCGTTGGCAGTAGGCGCGTATTATGCCGTCGGCGGAGTTGCGGCGCTGTCTGCCGCCTTTACCGGCCTGACCGCCGCGATCGCCGCCTCGATGGCCGTCAATCCTGCGGCATGGGCTGCCGGCATCGGAGTGGCATTCTACATGGCGGCCAAGCCGGCCGTTTCCGCCCTGGATGAACTGATCCACAAATACACCGAACTCAACCTCACCGGCGAGGCCGCTTACCGTGAAGAGCTGAAACGAGCAGCCGAGGCCGATAAGGCGTGGGAGTTCCAAAAGCAGAAATCCCTTTTCATGTACAAAGAGGGCGGCGTCCCCCTCTCTGCAGGGATGAAAAAGGAGCTGGGAATCGACACCACCCCGTCTGCCCCTCCCACCGAAGACATCGACGCCTACAACGAGGCAATCAAGCGGCAGAACGAATACGTCCGGGAATACAACCGTCTCCAGGACGAGCGCATTCAACTGCAAATACAAGAGACCCCAGGCTTAACCGATTTGGAAAAAGCATTGTGGGGGGTAGGCGAGCGATTCAAGTGGCTTATCACATTGTACCCGGAGCATCGTGCTGAGCTACAGCGTAACCATCAACTGCATATTCAGAACATCACCAACCTGCACAACCTGAAGCAGGCTATCAAGGACACCTCTGACCAGTTCAGGGACTACCTCCGGGTCGCCGAGTCGGAAACCCCGCAGCACAACCCGGCCGGCGAAATGAACCTGCGCTGGGAAGAAGAACTGAAGTGGGTGCAGTCGCTGCAGCCGACGGCCGAAATTGACAAACTTAACATTGATCTTGAAACCCTGCAAAAGATGCTGGATCAGGGAGCGGGTAGTGCTGACAAGTTAAAAGCAGCTATGCAGACCCTTCAACAGCAACTCAGAGCCGGGGTGGATTATAAGCTTGAAGACCTGCAAATAGCCGGCATCAAGGACCCATACGAGCAGCAGATTGCATTCATGGAGGCACGTTACAGCAGGGAAAAGCAGCTGATTAAAGAGAACCTGAAATATATGAAGGAGGGCAGCAGCGAGCAGATTAAAGCCATTAAGACCCTCAATCAGCTCGACATAAATGAAACTCGGGATACGGCGAACATCAAATGGTCGCTATGGCGAGATAGCCTTGGATTTTATAGTGACATTCTTGGTCAGATGGCTAATGCAATGGACACAAGCTCACGAAGCGGCTTTGAGTCCAGTAAGTTGTTTGCTATGGGTTCGGCCGTAATGAATACTGCAGCCTCGGTAATGGCCCAAACGGCTGGCCCAGACGGCTGGACGCCGGCAGCATGGGGTAGAGCTGTGGCGGTCGGATTAATGGGTGCTTGGCAGGTAGCCAAGATCGCATCCACCAATTACGGCGGCGGCGGTTCGGTAGGCGGTGTCTCCGCCGGATATATATCTGGCACTGGGGGTAGTGGCTCGGTAGGTTCCTCCATCGGCGGTCCCACACGATCCATTCACGACACTCAGACACAAGACTCCCTCCAGCAGTTGGCTGCTGCAGCCGATAACGCCAGCCTTGCCATTGGTCGGGTTGCCGATGGGCTTACGAGTATCGCCGATTTGTTTGGGGAAGGTACCCGTGGCTCAATGGTCGCCGGAACTTTACCGTCATCGGCCATAGAGCGCAATTCCGTCTCTGCTAACACGCTGATCGATCCATCCGCCAGCGCCAAGCAACTATTTAGCAGCTGGTCCGGCGGCTGGAAGATGGCGATGGCCTTCGATCCTGTCACGCGCGGTTTGTTTGGCGGCGGCACCCATGAAACCGGGCTCGGCCTCTCGCTCGGCATCGAGGGTGGGCAGCTGGATGCCATGGGCTACCGCGATTGGGCACGTAAAGGCGGACTGTTCCGCAGTGGCAAGAGCGGCACCAATTATTTCGGAGTCGATTCAGGCGTCACCGACAGCCTCGACGCCGACCTTCAGAAGATTATCGCCACTGTCATCCGTTCCGCCGTTGCCATGGGTACAACCGCCGACATTTCAGCAGCGAACTTGCCGGCAACCAAGATCCAGACATCCGGACGCAGCGCCGAGGATATCGCCAAGGACCTGGAAGCGTGGTACACGAAAGCCGCGGATGCAATCGGCCAAACGGTGCAGGGTCTTGAGCAGTTCACTTTTTATGGGGAATCGGCGTTCAATTCCGCTATCAGGTTGGCAACCTCGCTCCAGGGCGTGAATGAAAACCTCGATATGATCGGCGCCAGGCTGATCGATTCGACCTTGCGAGGCGCCAACGCCGCCTACCAGTTGGTTGAACTCATGGGCGGCCTGGAGAATATGCAGGACAGTGTTGCAACCTATTTCGAATCCATGTTCAGCGACGAGGAACAAGAACGCAGGCGTGCCGCAGCAGCCGCCCGTGAGGTCAGTGTTGCTTTTGCCGAGATGAACCTCTCCGTGCCCGCCACAAAGGCGGGTTTCATCTCTATCGTTGATTCCCTGAACCTCTCCACCGAACGCGGCCGGGCACTCTTTGCTTCCCTGATGGACGTATCCGAAGCGTTCGCCCTGGTGCAGGATTATACGGCAGAGCTTGCCGAGCAGCAGCGCGAATCCACTCGCGATATAGAAAGCCGGTACCTGCGCGTCACCGGCAAGGGCACCATGGCTGATCTGCTCGATCTCGTCAACCAGCAGCAGGATGAATATGAGGATTATGTAAGACGCGGCCTCGACACGTCAAAGCTCCTCCAGGTGCAGCAACTGGAATACGCGGAGGCGGCAAAGGAGGCTGCTGAAACATTGAGCCAGGCGAGCACCGAACTGACCATTGCCGCCGATAACCTCCGTGACAAGCTATCCGCCGCCGTTGCTGCCCAGATCAATATCATGGAGACGCTGAAGAACGTGCTCGGCGGGGACCTTTCCACCCTCTCTCCGGAAGCGAAATATCAACAGAGCGGTTCAGCGTTCCGCGCCACCTTTGGTCGGGCGAAGCTGGGGGACGTGGACGCCATGCAACAGGTCAGCGCCCTGGCCCAGACGTTCCTGCAGTCCTCCCGTTCCTACAACGCCAGCGGCCCCGGCTACGCGTCCGACTTCGCCGAAGTCACCCAGGCCCTGGCCCTCCTCGGTGGACTGCCGAGCGACACACAGATCCAGATCGATGTGGCCCAGCAGCAGCTGGAGAACCTGAAGAAGATCCAGGAATCGATCGTGGATGGCAATATCGAGAGCGCTTCTTACCTCAAGGGCATTCTCGGCGAAAACTCCGGCGTGACCGTGCTGTTAGAGCAGTACCTGCAGGCCGATGCGGAAGCAAGGCTGGCAGTGCTCCGGGCACAGCAGGAAGCTCAGGAGCGGGCGCTGTTCGAGCAGCAGAAGGCTACTGACATCCTAAATGCAAAGCAGACCTACGAACAGGCCCTGGCGACCATCCAATCTCAGGCACAGTCTTCGATGGATGACGCGGTTAAAGCCCAGCAGTTGAGCAACAGCGGTCAGTATGACGCGAGATACGACATTGCCCCTGTGGTTGACAATATAAGCTACCAACCCAATCCGAACGGCATAGTAGATGCTAACGACGTGGTCCTGTTCCTGCACAGGCACACGGACGTCTATATTTCTAAGATGGAGGAATACGCTCGCTCAATCTACGAAGCTGCCCTGGCTGGAATAAATAGTCGTACCTTTGTGCCGCAATACGCAGTCGGTGGGTTTGCCCTCCCGGGATGGGCACTGGTGGGAGAGGAAGGACCTGAACTCGTTAACTTTAGTGCTCCTGGGAGGGTCTACACCGCCACTGAAACCCGGGCAGCTATTGCCGGCGATAATGGAGAAACCGTCGCCGAACTGAAAAACGCGGTCACCGAACTCCGCGCCCTGGTTCGCCTCCAGGGCGAGGCGAACCGGCAACTGATTGCGAAACTGGCAGCAGTTGAAGCTCGGCTTGCCGGGGCACAAACCAAGGCGATCCTGGAGAACGCGGCATAATGGCAGAGTACGCGGTCATCATAAAGGCGTATGATCCCGGCACGGCCTCCGAGGTAACGCTCTATTTCTCCACCAACGGCTACACCTCCGGTCCTGCCGACGCCCCGGCTAATCAGTATTACGAGCCGTTGCTGGAAAATCCCGGAGTGTTCACTTTCCAGATGTATTCGAACGGGAAATTGAGTGGACCGGCGTCCACCGGGTACGGAGCCATCATCCTCATCAACAACATCGGCCAGCTCGATTATCTGATCGATTACGGTCTGGACGGCAGAGAGATCATTGCCGCCGAGATCACCCCGAATGGTCTGGCCCCGTTTTTGATCGGCACCATGGAGCAACCGCTGCCGTCTCTCGACCAGGTATCGATCCGGATTCGTGACCGCAAGGCCGAACTGGACGTACCGTTTCAGCCGACAAAGTACCTCGGTAACAATACCCTCCCCGCCGGCCTTGAAGGCGTTGAGGATATAAAGGGCAAGCCGAAGCCACGACTGTATGGCGTCCGTTATAACGTTACGCCGGTTCTTGTCAACACGTCCCGCCTGATTTACCAGATGTCGGATATCGCCTTAAACGATATCCCCAACGTGTATGACAGGGGTGTAGCCCTGAGCAAGGGCACCGACTACACCGATCAGACCGATATGGAGACGAACGCTCCGGCTGCTGGAACATATCGGGCGTGGCTCGCTGGCGGCTGTTTCCGTCTCGGTAGCTCCCCGGCCGGCCAGGTGACTGCCGATGGCGTCCAGGGTGCGGCAGCAGCTAACCGTACCAAAGCGCAAATCATCAAGCAGATCGTGCAGATACCAATAGCGGCCTCAGACTGCATTGAACAAGGATTTATTGATCTCGATAAGGCGAATGCTGCCGAGGTCGGTATCTACATTTCCACTGAAACCACCTATGCCGCGGTGCTCGATGAACTGTGTTCCCCTGATGCCTGGTACGGCTTCGAGAATATGGGCAAGTTCTGCATCCGACGTTTAGAACTTCCCGGCACCACGGCGATCACGACCATAGACGATTCCAAAATCCTTGGAATGGAACGTCTTGCCACCAACGATACGGGGCGCGGAGTCCCGGTGTGGCAGGTCAACCTCAATTACGCCAAGAACGACACCGTACAGACCAGCGATCTCGCTGCCGGCGTTACTGATGCCCGTCGGCAATGGTTAAACCAACAGTACCGGACTGTCACGGCCCCCGATGCAACGGTAAAGACTGCGCACCTTCTGGCGTCAGAGCTCAATGTCAATACGCCGATGGTTGATGCAGCCGCGGCGAAAACTGAAGCTGAACGACTGCAGGTCCTGTTCGGAACGCGGCGGGATTATCTGAAGGTCACAGTGCCGCGAACCCAGCTGCTCTATGATGTGGCCGGATACTGGGATAATGAGGCTATTTCTGATTTATCTGTTCGCCGGACAAAAACTGCGACGGTGGTCCATGGCAATTTTTTATACGTTATCGGTGGATACTTAAGCGCTCCGACCGCATCTGTAATCAGGTTAGATTTAAATAATCCCACTGGCGCATGGGATGATGCGGGTGTAACGGATTTGCCGGCTACCCGGTATCAACATTCTGCCCACGTTCATAACGGATATCTATATGTTGTAGGTGGATACAACAAAAGCTCCGTCATCAGGCTAGATTTAAGCAACCCCACTGGTGTATGGGATGATGCGGGAGTTACCGATATGCCTAGAGAGGCAAACCTCCATGCATCCTGTATTTACAATGATCATCTGTATGTATTCGGCGGCTTTACTTCTGGAGGTTCTGCTCCAACCGCATCCGTCATCAGGTTAGATTTAAGCAACCCCACTGGTGCATGGGATGATGCTGGCGTGACGGATTTGCCGGCTACCCGAACAATGCATAATGCGGATGTTTACGAAAATTATGTATACATATCGGGTGGTAAAACCGGAGTAACAGCGTTGAACAGTGTCATCAGGCTAGATTTAAGCAATCCCACTGGTGTATGGGATGATGCGGGAGTAACGGATTTGCCGGCTACCCGATTTAACCAAGGTGGCAAAACTTCCTGTATTTATGCCCCTTACCTATACATGATTGGAGGATCAGTGGATGGAGAGACTTCTTCTTCATCAGTAGTTCGATTAAATCTTAGTCGTCCCAACAGCTCATGGGACGATGCAGGCATTTCTGATTTACCGACAATACGATCATTGCATTCAGTAGTTATGTCATCTAGTTCCATATATGTTATTGGTGGGCAAAGCGGAACCGCGACAGAAAATACCTACATATTTCGTCATAACGATAACCCTAACGATCTCGCCCACATCTGGTCCCGCAACAAGGTGGTCAAGCTCGCCACCAACCGCTTCAACTACAACTCATCCAAATACATGCGTATCGTCGGTGCGGAGGTGAATCTGGCCGAAGACACCATAACCTTGTACGTGTGGGGCTGACATGGGTAACGTTATCCTTGCATATCCGGACCGGCTGCTCGACTCGGCATCGTACTCCACAGTGCTTTCAAGTGGCTCGTGGTTGGGCACGCTGCCGATCACAAACTTAAAGAACCCGCTGCTTTCGGCGAAAGCACGATCGACGAATGCCCTGGCAGCTTCCACCAAATTCGATGCCGACCTGGGCGTCGCCCGGACGATCCGCGCCGTTAACCTCATGCGGCACAACTTTTCAGCCGACGCCACAGTCCAGTTAAGCGGCTATTCCGATGCCGGCTACACCAACCTCGTGTGGGATTCCACTGCTCTGGCTGTCTGGCCGGAGGGATACCCGGCAGCCGAGGACAAGAAGCGATATCAGGACGACTTCCCCCTCATCCTCCCTTCCGATCAGACCGCTCGTTACTGGAGGACGGAGATCCTGGATACGGCAAACCCGGCTGGCTATGTGGAGTTGGCCCGGGCGATCTTCATGCCGGCGTTTCAACCGGAAATCAACATGCTCCGGAATGGTGCCGCTATCGGGATCGAGACTGACACCACCAAAAAACGGAGCAGAGGCGGGGTAGATTATCCCGACCGCAAGGAGCCGCGGCGGGTGCAGCGCTTTACTCTCAAAGTGACTGAAGCGGAAGCGTTCGACGACATATTAGATATGCAGTGGGACCGGGGCATCGATCGGGAGGTCCTGTTTGTGTTCGATCCGGAGGACGTCGGGAAGAGGCTCAAGCAGCGGGCCTTCCTCTGTACCCTGCGCCAGCTGTCGACGATAGAGTTCCCCTACGTGAATCACAATGCGGTGGGGTTCGAAGTGGAGGAGATACTATAGACAATTGAGGCGGCGGCCGGACCGTGCGGGAACACGATCCGACCACCCAACCCACAGACCCTTCCTGTGAGCCGAGCCAAGGCCGCCCGCCACGATCGCGGCGCGGTGAGCCTAGCACAAACCCGAGAAAAATGAAAGGGCTCACACATGAAGCATTATCCGATACTCGCCTGGCCCGGCGGCAAACGCCGTCTGGCGAAAGTTCTGCTGCCGATGATCCAGGCCCGGCCGCACACCTGTTACGTAGAAGAATTTACCGGCGGCGGCTCGATGTTCTTCCTCCGGCAGCCGGCTGAGGTGGAGGTTTTAAACGACGTGAATATTGAGTTAATGAATCTTTACAGGGTCGTTAAAAACCACCTCGAAGAATTTATCCGGCAGTTCAAATTTGCCCTGTCGAGCCGACAACTGTTCGAGTGGCACAAAGGGACTCCCCCGGAGGTCCTTACCGACATCCAGCGTGCCGCCCGTTTTCTGTACCTGCAGAAGCTGTCCTTCGGCAGCAAAGTGAGCAGCCAGACCTTCGGCATCTCACCCAGCTCACCGCCCCGTTTTAATATCTTGCGCCTCGAGGAGGACCTCAGCCAGGCCCATCTCCGGCTTGCCCGGGTATGGATCGAGAACCTTCCCTGGGAGCAATGTCTGAAGCGATACGACCGGGACTACACGCTGCATTTCATGGACCCGCCGTACTACGAAACCGAGGGGTACGGAGTCCCGTTCGAGCTGGAAGAATATGGAAAGATTGCCGAGGCGATGCGGACGATGAAGGGTGGCGCCATCCTCACCATCAACGACCACCCGGTGATGAGAAAGATATTCGGCGGGTTCAAGATGGACACGGTTAAGATCGACTACACGATCGGAGGCGGCGGCAAGGGCAAAGGCAGGCAGGAATTAATCTACCGGAACTGGTAAACTCCTGAAATTGGGATATAAAAGGCATTCCTTATGGCATACTACGACATGGCCAACAGCGGAAAATCAAGCCAGAGGCGAAATACGGAGGCCACTTCAAGAAGCCCCTCCAAAACCCACCCCAAAAGTCATAAGAAAATGAATATCAACATCAACCTTAAAAGCCAAAACTAGGGGGCTAACAAGCCCCCACTAAATCAACCCCTATTTGCATTGAAATATTTCGCAAACCATGTGTCTGGAATTCGCAAACCATGTGTCGCGTTACAGTT